ATGATCTTTCTTATCCAGACTCCCATAACAATCAAACATGAAAAAATATATCCAGCTATTTTCTCCAGATGCTCTGTATGGTCAATCAAGTATTGGATCATATGCATAATTAATCTTTTAATCAGTTAATAGAATAAAAACCTAGGTAAACACATGTCCAATATACTATGGGGCGACCTGGAAACCTATTGCGAAATCCCTATTACGAACGGTACCCATGCGTATGCCGAAGGCGTTGAAGTGATGCTTTTCGCATGGGCTATCAACGACGGGCCAGTAAACGTGTGGGATATCACTGCCGGTGGTGGTATTCCACACGGCTTATACGAAGCAATCGCAGACCCTGAAACCCTGCTTTATTTCCATAACTCTCACTTCGACCGCACCGTTCTGCGTTATGCAATGCCGCGACTGGCACCGCCAGTCGAACGTTGGCGCGACACGATGGTGCAGGCGCTGGCGCACGGTCTCCCGGGGTCTCTGGGGGAACTCTGCGAAGTACTAGGCGTCCCGCAAGACAAAGCGAAGGACAAAGAAGGTAAAGCGCTGATCCAGCTGTTCTGTAAGCCACGTCCGAAAAACAGCAAACTGCGTCGGGCCACCAGTAAAACCCATCCGGAAGAATGGCGGCGCTTTGTTGCTTACGCCGGACTGGATATCGAAGCAATGCGTGAAGTCTATAAACGTCTGCCGAAGTGGAATTATCAGGGGACAGAGCTGGCGCTCTGGCATCGTGATCAGCAGATCAACGACCGGGGCGTCTGCATGGACATGCAACTCGCGCGCGCTGCGATCGAAGCGGTAGACCAGGAGCAAAAGCGCCTGGCAAAGCGTACACAGGAAATGACTGATGGCGAAGTGCAGGCAGCCACACAACGGGACGCGTTGATTAAGCACATCGTTGAATCCTACGGTGTGGAGCTACCAGACATGCAACGCAGTACCCTGGAACGTCGTATGGCCGACCCCGATTTATCATCTGCCGTGAAAGAACTGCTGGCTATCCGCCTGCAAGCCAGTACTACCAGCACCAGTAAATACAAGGCACTGATGAAAGGCGTAAGCCACGACGGGCGCTTACGCGGTACGCTACAGTTCTGCGGGGCGTCACGTACCGGTCGTTGGGCCGGACGGCTATTCCAGCCCCAGAACCTTCCCCGCCCTTCACTAAAACAGGAACAAATAGACGAAGGCATCGAAGCACTGAAAGCCGGATGTGCAGACCTGCTGTTTGACAATATCATGGAACTAACCAGTTCAGCGTTACGTGGCTGCATTATCGCGCCAACAGGCAAAAAACTAGTGGTAAGTGACTTGTCAAACATTGAAGGCCGTATGCTGGCATGGCTGGCGGGAGAAGAATGGAAACTGAATGCATTCAGAGAGTATGACGCTGGAACGGGTCCGGACTTATATAAACTGGCGTATGCAAAAGCTTTCGATATTGCACCAGATGATGTTGATAAACACATGCGTCAGATCGGTAAAGTCATGGAACTCGGTCTGGGTTATGGAGGTGGTGTATCGGCTTTCATCACTTTTGCTCTGGTTTACGGTCTCGATCTCGACGAGCTGGCGAACGCCGCACTGCCAAACATTCCCCGCGATGTTATCCGCGAGGCAAAAAGCTGGTACGACGAATCGGTTAAGCGTAAGTCGACCTTTGGCCTGTCCGAGCGTGTATTCATCGCATGTGACTCGCTCAAGCGCCTGTGGCGCAGGGCGCACCCGGCGACCTGCGATTTCTGGTACGAGCTGGAGCGCACTGTCCGCACAGCAATCGCCACACCGCAAAAAACATTGTATTGCGGCTATCTTAAAATCCGACGTGATGGCGCGTGGCTGCGCATACAGCTACCATCCGGACGCGCTGTATGCTACCCGTCTCCGGTTATCGAACAAGGGAATATCACCTACATGGGTGTTAACTCTTATTCGCGTAAATGGCAACGACTCAAAACCTACGGCGGAAAGCTGGTGGAGAACGTCACCCAGGCGGCCGCCCGCGACGTTCTAGCCAGAAACATGCCGCTGATCGAGGGTGCCGGTTACAGCATTGTGCTAACGGTACACGACGAGGTGATCACCGAAGCACCAGACACAGAAGATTTCAACGATAAAGCGCTTTCCGCGCTTCTCTCCACTAACCCCGAATGGGCACCCGATATTCCGCTGAACGCTGGCGGCTTTGAGGCGTACCACTACAAAAAAGATTGATATAACTCACCTTATCGAGCTATGGCGACATGCTGAATTCGAGTAAATTAAAGGTACAATACTTATGCAGGAACTAACTGAAATGCCGATCAACTATCCATACCCGAGAGAATCTTTTCCTGACTTTTTGAGGGAGTGTGGGTTCACCAATTTTTCCCACGAACAGCGTGAGACTTATGACTGCTATCGTTTAACGAATGGCGTAATTGTTAACCTTTACACCACCCGGACCATTCAGTTTCAAGGGAACCCTCAAGAACGTCCCAATGTTGAAACTGCAATAATGTCCCATTTAGGAACGCCCCCCACGGCAACACCACTAGCCGTAGAACAGCCATCTGAGCTTCCCAAAAAGATATTCATTGTTCACGGCCATGACCATACTGCAAAGGAACAACTTGAGCTAATCCTTCATAAACTTGGATTACCAGACCATTTCATTTTGCAGAATACGGGAGGGACTGGACTCACCATTATTGAAGAGCTTGAACGTGAAATTGGGCAAGGACAAACTGCTACTCGTTTCGGGATTGTTCTTTTGACACCTGATGATATGGGATACTCAAAGCGCGCCGGTGAAGCAGAAATCCAACCCCGCGCAAGACAGAACGTTGTACTCGAGATGGGTATGCTTCTTTCGTCCTTAGGGCGCAGCAATGTAGCAATCCTTCAGAAACAGCACCTAGAACAGCCTTCTGATGCTAACGGGATTTTGTATCTGAATTTCAACGACCATGTACGTGAAACAGTTCCTCGTCTAGTGCAACGGTTACAAAATTCTGGTTTCGAATTTACACAAGCTCAAATAGCTAACGCTTCCTCGTAATTACCCCCTTATTGTTGATTACAACCCTGCATTGCGGGGTTTTTTATTTGGGAATAAAAACCCTATGTCATTTAAATACCGGGACAGTCCGCTTTATTACCGGACTGCACGGGAGGCTTTGCGCCTTGAACAGTCCAGCGGGTACGACCGGGCGATGCAGGTCTGGGCCAAAGCGAACGTCGGTTTGATTTTTGTCTGATGCAGAACATGCGCGAAAAGCGTAAGGAGGTGGACGATGTCTAATATCGATAATAAAGGTTGGGGGTTCCCCGCCCTGTCGAAAAAAGCACATTTCTTTAATTCGGGGGAAGCCATATCACTATGCGGAAAATGGATGTTCACAGGTATCAGGATTGACGAATGGCATGACCATCCTGAGAACTGCGCTATCTGCATGAAGAAACGCAAAAAGCAGGAAGGCGAAAGCTAATGGCCTATGAACGTGAAAACCTAATCGAAAAGCACCTCGTCGCTGAAGTAAAAAAGGCTGGCGGGGTTGCCTTTAAGTTCGTATCTCCCGGTCTCCGCTCGGTACCAGATCGCATTGTTCTGCTACCCGGCGGTCGCATCGTCTTTGTCGAATGCAAAGCACCAGGCAAACCACCACGACCTGATCAGTTGCGCGAGCATGAACGTCTGCGAAAACTGGGCTTTACCGTGGTAGTACTGGATAGTAAGGAGCTTTCATGTATATTAGGCAAAAAATTACAATAGGAGTCTGTGTAAGCTATGGCTAAGCAACAAACGAAAGAAATAAACCAAGATGATGTAAAAGACAACAAAAATATGCCACCTCATATATGCGGCATTATTATGCCAATTGCGGACATAGAAGGTTATCCCACTGGACATTGGAGAAATGTTCATGACATTATTTGTGAAGCATCAAATGATGCCGGATTCAAGGCAAATTTGGTAAGTTCAGATGATGATGTTGCAGTAATACAAAAACGAATTGTTCAAAATCTTTATGAAAACCCCATAGTTGTTTGCGATATAAGTGCTCGAAACGCTAATGTAATGTTTGAATTAGGAATGCGTCTCGCATTTGACAAACCGACCGTAATTATTAAGGACGAGCGCACTCCTTATAGCTTTGACATTTCATCAATTGAACATTTAGAGTACCCTTCGGATTTAAGATACCAATCAATCAATTTATTCAAAGAAAGACTTGCGAGCAAGATAAAAGAAACATATTTAAAGTCAGTAACTGATCCTGAATACACAACATTCCTCAAACATTTTGGCACTTTCAAAGTTGCACAACTAGACCAGAAAGAAGTATCAGAAACTGAGTATCTGGCATCTGAGATTAAAGATATCAAATCATTATTGATATCTCTTAGGGCAACAGCAACGACAAAATCCAGATTTTTCGACTCACCGAAAAATTACTCGCAGCAGGAAATTGACAACTCTGTAGATATTATTAAAAATGGAGTTGCCAGTTATACTATAAGGAGTGAAGGATTTAGTATATCAAAATCAGCACTAGAAAAGTTACGCCAAAGACTACACAACGCAGGATTTCAAGTCGAGCAAATAGTATTGACAGGAAAAGAAGTAATTATTCATCTGTCATCACCTTTAATAAATGAAGAAGAAAATATTTTTAAAGATGCAATAGTAACAGCACTATTATAAATAACATTTTTAAAACAACAAAAGGTCTAAATTGGCCTTTTGTTGTTTAGGAGCCATATTATATGCCCCCAAAATATATACCTCGCCCCTACCAAGTTCTCATTATCAACCACGAAACCGAAACCCTGCGCGGCAACATCTGGGCGGGGATGGGAATGGGTAAAACCGTGGCAACGCTCACTGCGCTGGAAGATCTCTTTATGGCAGGGGCAGAAACATGCCCCGCACTGGTCCTCGCGCCGCTGCGCGTGGCTGCCAGCACATGGCCGGATGAAGCACTGAAGTGGGGACATTTGCGCAATATCGAGGTGCAGCCAATTATTGGTAATGCCAAAGCGCGCTCTATGGCGCTGACGAACAGCAACGCAAGCGTGTTCACCATCAACTACGATAACCTTGTCTGGCTGATTGAAGAATTGGGAGAACGATGGCCGTTCGGTACTGTCATTCCAGATGAAAGCACCCGGCTAAAATCCTTCCGGCTGCGCGGTGGTGGTAAGCGCGCGGCGGCGCTGGGCAAAGTGGCGCATAAGTATGTCCGGCGCTGGATAAATCTCACCGGTACGCCAGCACCGAACGGCCTGGTAGATTTGTGGGGACAATCGTGGTTTGTGGACCAGGGGCAACGTCTCGGGCGCACTTACGGCGCGTTTACCTCACGCTGGTTCAACTCGATACAGTTTCCGGGGCAGAGCTGGACCAAACTGGAGCCTTTTGCTCACTCACAGGGTGAAATACAGCGAGCGTTAGCCGATGTAACCCTCTCGCTGGATGCGGCCGACTGGTTCGATATCAAAGACCCCATCCATAACGTAATCCGCGTGGATATGCCACCGAAGGCCCGTCAGCAGTATCGTGAAATGGAAAAGGAAATGTTCCTCGAGCTGAATGGCGAAGGCATCGAAGCACCGAACGCCGCGGCAAAGACACTGAAGTGTCTGCAAATCGCCAGCGGCGCAGTATACACAGATGACACCGGAAGTTGGTCAGAACTGCATGACACCAAACTACAGGCGCTGGACAGCATACTGACCGAAGCAGCTGGCGCACCTGTGCTGGTTGCTTATCACTGGAAACACGATCTTGAACGCTTGCTTAAAGCATTCCCTCGCGGTCGTCACCTCGACCAGGATCCACAGACACTGCGCGACTGGAATTCCGGAAAGATTCCTGTTCTCTTTGCACACCCAGCCAGCGCGGGCCACGGCCTGAACATGCAGGACGGCGGAAATATACTGGTATTTTTCTCACACTGGTGGGACCTGGAGCAATATCAGCAAATTATTGAACGTATCGGCCCCACCAGGCAGATACAGGCCGGACACAATCGTCCGGTATTTATTCACCACATTATTGCTGCCGACACTATGGATGAAATGGTGATGGAGCGGCGCAACTCAAAACGAACAGTGCAGGACATCCTGCTCGATGCCATGAAAAAGAGAGGTATAGCATGAGCGAGAAACCCGACGATTTACTCACCCCGGATGAAGTATGCCAAAAGTTAGGTATTACACAGAAAACGCTATGTGAGTGGAATATTAAGCATCGTCATCGGGCTATCCTGGCACCAATTCGTTTCAGTGCAAAAGTAGTTCGTTATGAGCGCCGAAATATCGACGCTTTTATTCAAAAATGTCGCAGCCAGTATTAACCTCGCCGCCGTAGCAATGCCACCTGCGCAAGTATGCTCCGCTCGTGAGCCTCGAAAGCTTCGCGCTTCAACGCAATCTCTTCCTGTAAAATCTCATCAGAAAAGTCGTAATGTTCTGCCATCGGGTCATCTGACTTGCTGGAGTGGTGAAGGCAAAGGAGGCTGATTTCCCTTCGGTCTGAGCGGGAATAGCCTCTTTCCTTCATCAAGGCAATAACATTGCTCTTAAGGAATTTACGGCACATCGTATTAAATGCACCGTCTTTCCCTTTAACAGTCCCATCATGTTTTATTCCTTTTACAGCCCCGTCCGGGCTGTATGTTTTCACCAGCTTATCCAGTGATCGTTTTGAAAATGGCTGCATTGGATCACGTGGCTGCAAAAATACATAATCCCTGTTGCACTCAGGAACTGAATCACGCCAGGCTTTCTGCTCGTCGATAATCCGCCGGATCTCAGGGGTTATCGGCAGGCGGAAAGCCTTTTGTGTTTTCATAGCCCCTCGCATGCCGATAACCCCTTCCGGATAAACAATTTCACCAGCCTCCTCGTGAACGTAGTCCCAGCGCAGGTTATGGACATTAATCGGACGAACACCAGTGATGATCATGAAGCGAACAGCATTCTTCTGGTGTACAGAGGTGCAGGCAGCAACATTGAGCCAGAGTCGGGCGATTGATTCAATATCGGTAAAAAGCCGTGTGGGGGTAGGTTTCTGTACGCGGGAGGAAACATAATCATCTGGCAGACTGGCGGCAACATTGCGGCCGTTGCAAAGAGTAGGTGCGCAGAACTTCCAGAACCGACGGAGCTCGGCAAACAACTCCAGGGCGTTATTGTTCGAGCGAGTAGCGATCCACTCGTCCAGCACTTCCACCAGCCGATTGTATGTTACGTCGCTGAACACCTCGCGCTCGCCGAACGTTGCTTTAATCCGGTCGATACGCACCCCGTAGGTTGTGAAACTGTCCGGGCTCAGCTTCTGCCGGGCGACTTTGGCTTTGAGGTCATCCCGGTACATTTCCAGCGCTGCATGTACGGACTCTGCCCGCAGGCCACCGTCAGCCATACCTAGCGCTTTTTCGCGCGCCAGCTGGATAGCGAGCTCCGGCCACTCGCCGAGCTTTTTACCTTTGAGGCCCATCTTTTTTGGAAACTCGGCGTAAAATGTAACCTTACCGGCTTTGCTGAAATCGATACGGAGATAGTTCTCTTTTTCGTATTTGGAACGGCGAGCCACGCCGGAAGCAGAATAGTAAGGCTGCGGGAAACCATACTCACCCATGGGGACAGATTACGGGTGTTCCAGACGGCACCCTGTCGCAAAAAGGGATTGTGAAGCTTAATAACGCGACGGATAGCAACAGTACGACGGAGGCGGCGACACCGAGCGCGGTGAAGGCGGCGTATGATAAAGCCTGTGAGGCATATAGCAGGATTAACAATTCCTCATTCCGATTCTATACATCAAATGGAACATTTACCGTGCCAGCTGGAGTGACAGAAATACTTCTGGAAATGTCAGGCGGCGGAGGGGGCGGTGGAGGTGGGGCAGTCGCCGGAAGCTCGACAATGCTGAATCCAAAATTTGGACTAGGCGGCGGAGCAGGAAAACCCGGTGAACTGATAATTGCCTCTCTCACAGTTAAACCCGGAGATATGTATTCCTTTACAGTTGGGTCCGGAGGGGCTGGAGGGGCTGGAGGTACACAGGTGATACCAGAGCGTGGTCCGGGATGGATTCCCGAAGATGCAATGGGGCAAGCAGGTATTCCAGGAGGAGCATCACATTTTTCTTCACAGAGTGCTTCCGGCGGTGCTGGTGGGGGGGGAGGTAAAATCATAACTATCGACTCCCCGCACGCCAACTCAGTAGGAGAGGTTCCCAAAACATACTCCAGCAACGGTGAAACTGCAGTAAATACTCCTTATGGAAAAGGGGGCTTGGGAGGAGCGAATAGTGATGGTCAATCCGGCTCTGGTTATGGGGCGGGAGGTGGGGGAGGGGCTGGTTTAGGATCAACTTGGGTAAACCACGTTGCCCGCAATGGCGGTCGTGGCTTGGGTGGTTATATAAAAATTTTATGGTGAACAGATGACACGATATGCGTATTACCATCCGGTAACCTTTGAGGTTATTGACTGGATAGATGCAGCCTCTTTTACTGTGGAATTACCTGATTCAGTAATTCCTGTAGATGATGAGCAGTGGCAGTTAAAAGATAAACCATGCTGGATATGTCTTGACCCATTCAAAATTATCACTACGCCACCTCCGGATAACTTTTATATCTTAGAGGATGATAAATGGGTGTATAACAAGACGTTATTTACCGTTGCACTGGAGAATACCAAGGCTCAGGTTACACAGGAAATAAAAAATCGACGTGATGAAATAACAGTAGATTGCATCATCATCAACAACCATCACTTCCACAGTGATACAAATAGCCGTATCCAACAGCTTTCACTCACTAAAATGGGAGCGGAGAAAAAAATCCCTCCAGGTTTAATGTGGAAAACTAAAAATAACGGTCTGATCGAGTTAACCAACGAAATCGCCGCCCAGTTTGAATCGGTCACCATGGATCACGATATGCGCCTGTTCGCCAATGCCCAGCACCATATCGCGGCGGTGGAAGCACTGGACGATATTCAGGCGGTGCTCGACTACGATTATTCAACAGGCTGGCAACCATGAGTAAAACCACTGTCTGGCTCGCTTGTTATAAGGGCCGAACAGAGCACCGTGGTATTGCCCGACTGGCTGACTGGCTTACCCGTAAAATCACACGTGGTCATTATTCCCACTGTGAATTAGCCATTAAGCATGGTGAAAAGAGTTACCTTTGTTACTCCGCATCACTGCGCGATCGCGGTGTACGCGGAAAAATAATGCCATTGCCAGCGGATAAGTGGGATATGCTGCCGCTCCAGGCCAGCCTTCAGGATGTGGAAACTTTTTTCCGTAAACATGATGGCAAAAAATATGACTGGCGCGGAGCATTAGGAATTATTACCGGTAATAAAGAACAGCGCGATCGCCTGTTTTGCAGTGAATTTTGTGCTGAATTTCTGCAACTGAAGGAAAGCTGGCGCTATTCTCCAAACCACTTGTACGCTTTAGTCAGCAGTTGGCAATACCAGCAATAAATCACGCCGGGCTTTATGCCCGGCGCATTACCGTTTGATACAGCAAATTATCTAGCTCCCGAACATCTCCATCTCGACTGTCCGGTAAAATCGGCGGAATTTCCCCACGCGCCAGCTCCGCGCGAATAAACGCATGTAACAAAGGACGGCGCGGACCATATTCCGCTTCTCCCGCGCGCTGTTTACGTTCCAGCAGTTCGTCTATTTCTGCACGTAACGGTGCATCAAGCTCGCTTCCCGCCAGTAACTCGGCAAAGCGCATTGGCGGCACACCTTTACCCGCTTCGACCCAGCGCACGGCCAGCAGCGGACGCAGCACGTAAAAGTATTTTTTCAGTCGAACTTCATCGCCCTGCAAATAGCCGCGGAAGTTTTTCTGCGCCATCGAATAGTAATGCCAGCGTGCACGCAACGAAGAAAACCACATTGGCACCATTGCCTTAAGCGCCGTTATCGTTTCTTCATCTTGTTGATAGACCACCGGAGAATCCAGCCATTCTATTAGCGTCGGATTCGCGCCTTTCAATAATCCCAGCGCCTTACGCCACTCCCAACCGGAAACATCTAACTCGTCGTCGATAGGCAGTTCGATAACATCGCGCGGTGACTCTACACGCAGATACCATTCCAGCGGATGGACATACAAAAACCGTACATCGTAGTCGCTATCGGGCGAGGCAAATCCCCAGCCGCGGCTGCCTGATTCGCAGGCGTACAGCACTTTCACGCCATAGCGACATTCTATTTCTTTTAACTGCTGCGATACCCGTTCGCGCATCGCAGCACTGACTCCATTTAATGGCATTTGACTCATCCTTTGATATTCACTAACCCGTGCAGAACCTGATCCAGACCACCAAATACAGAGATGTTATCGATCCGCTCAGCCACTCTCTCCAGCGTTTCCAGCTCTTTTAAACGCAACGCTACCGGATTGTTCTCCATGACTTTTGCGGTGTTCAGTAACGAGCGCGTCGCTGCCGTTTCTTCACGTCGGCGAATCACATTGGCCTGCGCAGATTTCTCTGCCTCAACCAGCTGCGCGAGGATATTTTTCATATCACCAGGCAGGACGATATCTTTCACCCCTAATGAGGCAATCTCCATACCAAATGGCAACATACGCGATTTCACCTGTTCGCTGACAACGTCATCAATGACTTGTTTATCTTCCAGCAACTCATCCAGCGTACGCGTACCTACCGCTTCACGCAGTGCAAATTGCAATTCCCGATACAAATGATCAATCGGCTTCGTTAACTGACTAAATGCCAATAACACGTCGCTGTAGCGCCAGTTAGCGGCGAGATTAATCCGCAGATTGACCTTATCTTTCGTTAAGATTTCTTGCCCGCTGACTTCCAGTACCTGCAAGCGGGTGTCAACCACTTCAGCTTCAACCAGATGGTTAATTTTCCAGTACGCAGTCAGCCCCGGCGGTAACAGCGCCTGCGTTTCACCATCGATTTTCAGTACACCTACGTGCCAGGCCGGAACCTGCACCGTCAGTATCGCATCGCGGCCTTTAACTACCCCTTTGCGCCGTGGCTGCAATACCGCATTCATCACCTCCGTTTGAACCTGGACTTGCTGCGTACTCATCCGCACCAGCGTCAAATCATCCTCTACACGCCAGTACAAACGACGTGTTGATGGCGGCAGGATCTCCAGCAAAATACCGTCCATATACAACGCCCCGGCTTCAGTCTCCGACAAGTCGGCCACCACGCAATATCTTTCCACCCACTCTGGCTGAAAGCGGCGCAAATAATCCGCCAGCACGTCGGGAACTTCGCTGCCATCGAGCGTAATCAGCAAAACTTCTGGCGTATTTAACCAGGGTAAAAGATGCTCGCCTGCATGCAGCACTTTGTAGTAATCGCCATTTCTGGAGAGTAATGCCAGCTGATCTTTTCTTACGCTTATTTTCTTAATCATTATCTATTCCTTGCTTAACAGCCGTCGCGGAAGCAGATACGAAGCGACAGGGGAATTCCCTTTTGCCTGTTACCCGGCGTCTTTATCGGCGACGTTATCGGGGATCGCTGACTGCGCAATCCCTCATTTTTTATTTAATAAGTTACAACCAGTATTCATTTCAGGAAT